CACTTTCTGATGGTGCTTTTCTTGTTGCCATTATTTATATATTATATTTTATATAACATACTAAAATAAATTTACAGAAAAAATGTATAGCAAATAATTATTAAACAATAGCATTTAAATATTAATTGCTCTTAACTAATAATTATTAATTTTTATTTGAATTATGGAGTTTATTATTAGAGAACATATTATTCCTTTTACAAATATTAATTTGGCATTATTTATTTTATGTTATTTTAAACCTTACAATAATTATATAACTTACAATAATTATATAACTTATGATTATTTGTATAGTATATGTTATTGTTGGAATCATATAATTTTTTTTACATTTAATGGAGCATATTTTATAGATAGCACAACTTTTAAAAGAATGGCTATTAGAAAAAGAATTAGTCTCCCTCTTTTTCATATTGGAAATATGATTTTACATAATTTACCATTTTTATATGTAAATATTTATATACCTAAAAATGTGACATTTTACCAATCATTGTTAGCATGTTTTATTAATTTATTATGGTGTTATTGGGCAACATTTGGAACATTTGATATACAGTATGTTTATGTATATATGAAAAAACAACAACAAATTAAATTATATATTATAAATATATGTTCAATATTTTATGTTCCTTTAATTTTTCATAGCAATAAAACTATAAGAAATAATTTTGTGTATGTATAATATTTAAAAAAATAATATAAAGATTATTGGGCAAGTTAAATTAATAGGTTATAGCAATCTATTCATTTTTTAAGCATTGGTGCCCGAGTGGTCTAAGGGGTGCGACTCAAGTTCGCATGGCTTCGGCCTCGTGGGTTCGAACCCCACCCAATGTATTCATTTTTTTTTATAAAATATTTTTATACAATATTATATAAAAAAATATTACATGGCTTTTTTATTTTTATTTTCATTTTTATTTTAATAGATTAATTTTTAGAAGATACAATAGCTTTTTGACGTACTAAACGAGGTGGTTCACTATTAGAACTACGCGGAGTTGGTGGCGGTGTGGTAATACAAGATTGAGTACGTTCAATTTGTGTAAATGCAGTTCCCATACTACTTTTTTGCCTATTTACAACATTTCCAACCGATCTATATGCTGACATACACTCATCTTGTGTTTCACTATAATTAATAGCGTGAGTTGGTAAAATACCAATTTTTGATGCCTCAAAAATAGCATCTTGATTAGCACCTAAATAAAGGAGTTCAATATTATATGATTTTTGTGCGCTGTCAATAAGTTTTTTTAAAGACTTCGCATTAAATTTTTTACTACAATTTTCACAACCATCTGTAGCAACATAAATTAAACACTTGTCATAACAATTTGGACTATGAAGTTTTTTCTCCATGAAGTATGTAAGTGTAGAACCAATAGCATCATATAATGCTGTTTGCCCACGAGGAACAAATTGTCTTAATTCAATTGGTCTAACCTCATTAATATTTAATGACCTAATTAACATTTTTTCTTCATGGTCAAATAATTTAATAGATACATTTACTTGCTCATTTGGTTTTAAATCTTGCTTAATAATTTCAAGTGAAGAGTTTACTCCACCAATAGTATCTTGTTCTTTACCACACATAGAACCCGAACGATCAATAATAGCAACAACTTCTTGGATAAATAGTGCCATAATAATGATTATGTAGTGTTTTAATATAATTTAATAAATAATTTTTAAATCAATTTTTTTTGTTTAAAGTTTTTATTTTAATATTTTTAAATAAAAAAATTATTATGCTAAAAAAAATTGAAATATTTTTATAACTTATGTTATGGGTATAAATAATATAATAAGTCCTTTGTATTTCATATTTATATAAAAAATGGTTGTAATAATTACAATTACTGCAGAAGAAATAAGGAGTATTGATAATTATGTTTACGATTATTCTGGCGAAGATAGAATACTTACAAATATATTAACCGGTGAGTACGAAGTATTTTATTCAGGACAAAACCAAGGTATTAAAGATTATCAATTGATTGATGCTGTAAATTCTTCATCACTTTTTAGAATATATTATAGAAATAAAAAAAACTCACCATTTAGATTTTTAGGTAGCACCAATTATTCAAGTATTATTAAAGAACGAGCTTCTAGGAAAGGCATTAATGCTTTACCAAATGAAAGATTACAGATTAGACTAGTAATTCCTCTTAATAATATTGAAAATGTTCAAATAGAAACACATTTTAACGGCAGAGGCTGTTATAAAAAATCTGTTTTACAACATAGTAATTTTCCTATTAATTTAAATGTAAATTTGGGATTTTATACAAGATAGTAAATTTTATCCATATTAAATAAAATAACAAATAATAAAAAAATTATTATGCTAAAAAAAATTGATTAATTATTTATTTTTATTGCTAATCAATATTTATTAAAAAATGCTAAAGCAACAAATGCTAATTGAAAAAACTAATTATGAACCCCATCTTAATATTGAATTATTGACGGGAGCATTTATAGAAAATAAATTTAAAAGCATATGTAAAACAACTATTTATAATGCTTATATTAATGAAATTTTAATAATTGAATATTTGAAATATAGACTAGCTACAGATCCTCAAACGTTTACTGATGTACTATTTACTATAGATTTGCCATTTGTTCAAGATTATATTGAACATATAAAACAAGTTAGCATAACTTGTGAAGATATTCCTGTAATAACTTATGTATATAATACACTATTGCGTGAACCGGGAGATAGGGAACTATGGCCACATGATAAAGCCTCATTAATTCTTGATAAAATACAATGCTTCTTTGATATTGATGAAGACAAACTAGCAAATGAATTATTTGAAGTAATAAGTGAAATTTATTATGATACATTATGGTAAGCATAAATCATAAATCATAAATCAAAATGCTAAAAAAATTGATAATATAAATTTAAAATATTTTTTTTATTAAAAATGATTAATCATTATTATGCTTATGATGTTTATAATCAATTATTGAAAAATAGTTGTAATTTTATTAATAAAAGTTGCTTAGACATTGGAACAAGAAATGGAGCAAATTGTGAAAACTTAGTGAAAGTTGGCGCCTCAAGTGTATTGGGTATTGATATAGATTCATCACGCTTTCATGAAATGTGGGTTAATAAAAAAATTACACTTTTAAAGCAAGATTTATTAACAATGGATAATTCTAATAAATTTGATGTAATTACATGCTTTTTATGGAATATGCCTTATTTACAGTATACTAATGTAATGAATAAAATTAAAGAACTCTTAAATCCAGATGGATTAGTGTATATAGGTATTGCTGATGAATGCTATAAATGTGACCCGCCAGGCCCAAAAAGTGTAAATATTGTTGAATTATTAAAAAAACATTTTAATAATACAAGAATTTTAGATAAAAAAAGTATTCAATGGATAATAGAAGCTAAAAATCCATTTTAATTAAATAAAGTGATAACAATTTTTAGAGCAATAATAAAATTTGCTTTGTTTTTTATAAAAATCGTGTTGTAGTTTATATTTTTTATTACAAATATGACATTTTATATTTGTTAAATTATTGACTAAATACATTATATCATCATTTAAGAGTAATATTTTGAATTTATAATTTTTTGATTTTAATTTTAAAAACATTACAAAATAATGTAATATTATGTTTATATAATTTTTATAATGTATTATGTAGCAAATTTTTCTTCTAATTTTTTTATAAATAATTCTAAATTTGTGTTTAATAATGTTGAATTTGAACACAATGCTTTTAAGGTATTTCTTTTAGAACCTGACTTTTTATCATATATTAAATAATAATTGTTGGGTTGTGTTTCATGTCTTCTAATACTAATATACTTTGGTAATATTATTGAATTTTTTTTGTTTTGTAAAATATTAGAAACTGGTAATTCGTATTTAGCAAGTTGTGGCTCATTTTTTATAACCTCTTCATTGCTATTTACTAGTTGTTTTGTTTCATTATTTTTATTATATAATTCATATTCTTCTTCAATAATTAATAACATTTTTTTAATTTCTTCTAATTTTTCTAATATATTTATTTTATTTGATTTAGATGATACATATAATTTATTATGTATATTGTGAGGATGTTTTTCTATTTTAAAATATTCTCTATAACATTTATTTTTTTGGTCATAACATTCTTTATAATAATTAACATATATAGGTATATTACATTGTTCTATATTATTTGGTAATTTTACAGCATTATGCTTTCTTTCTCTCTTAGATTCTTCTTTTGTTATTAAAATATTTGATAAATCGTTCATTTATACTAAAATAATACATTAAAATATTAAAAACATTAAAACATTAAAATATTACAGATTTTGTTAAATATAACCAAAAGAAAATTCCAACAAATGCTTTGGCAATTAAATCTAACATATTGTATCCTATTAGTTTAATTGCTTCATTTGCGTGATAAAATACTCCATATAAAGACCATAAACCTAAGTACAACCAAAATATTAATTTTGACTGATATGTTGTTTTGATACTTGTCATAAAAAGTCTCCAAATAGTACCGAATGTTAAAAATAAAAATATAAAACCCATAAAACTTGCTAAATTTCTATTAAGTAAACCTGTTTCTCCGCTATATCCAAAACCTAACATTAAAAGATTAAAAAATAAAACTAGTAAAAATGGTTTAATTTTAACTGGTATTTTATTTTCATAACCTAGTAACATGGAAAGTGCTAATAACATAAAAGGAGTAGTAATTATCCAATCAGAATAACGCATATTATTAATTTTTTCTAAAGGAAGAGTGTCAACAGAATCATGATTTTTCTCTTCTAATAAATCATTTTTTGAATGATTATATTTTTTTGTTTTATTTATTTGTTCTATAAATAATCCATAAAAATAACTAGCAATAACTGAAATACATGTTTCTAAATTTAAAATATGACGAACTTGTGGAATAGGACTTCGTAATGCTTCAATAAATGTAATTACCGAAGTAGTAATTAAAAATATATATGTAATATAAAAACTATTTATTACTAAAGATGTATTCATAGTAATGTATTAATATGTTATAATATAATATATTATAGTAATAATATATTATAGTAATAATATATTGTAGTAATAATATATTGTAGTAATAATATTTTATTGTAATTCAATAAAAAATTATTAATAAGTAAAAAATAAATAAGCAAAATTATTTAATTCGAGTAAGCTAAACCACCCATACCCGACATAATGCGGAGGACGTTGTAGTTGACAGCATAAACGCGGACTTTGGCAGTGCTTACACCTGAAACGGTGGCATTAGATAAAACTAATTGTAAAGTGGCATTGTCAATTCGCGAGAAGTTGCATGTGCCGGATGGTTGGTGTTCTTCTGGTCTTAGGGCGAACGAGTAAACATTAATACCAGTGTCTGGCGCACGAGTGTGGTGCTGGAAAGGCTGGACTAAGTCGAAGTATGTGCCTTCACGCTCAGAAAATCTGTCTTGGCCGTTTAATTGTAATTTGGCAACAACAACTGGATTTTCACCCCAGCAGTGCATATCTAAGGCAGTTTCGGCTAAAACGAAAGTGCCGGCATCGGAAACACCGGAGTCTGTAGTGTTATCAGTTCCCCAACCCGCACCACCGCTTGTAGCAACACTATTGGCAAATGGGTCTTGGAACATTCCGCTAGTATTAATAAAACCATTACCTGTAGTTCCAGATGATTTTATATTGGTATTACCACCAAAAGCATGAATCGCATTTGGTAAAGCATCGTAAGCATCTGTGTAGTTAAAAGGTTGGGCACCTAATAATTTATTTAACTCATTATTAGCAGTTAATGAAGCACAATAGTCGACATTTGCGTCTGGTTGAACAACCCAAATTAATTCTTTGCAAGGATGATTTAAATTTAATTTGATTTTGTTTGATGACGAACCGACCGATTCATCACCGGTGAATTGTAATTGTTCAATTAAATATTCGTGTGGGTTTTGGGCCATACGTCTGCGTTCATCAGTATCTAAGAAAATGTAGTCAACAAATAGCGATGCCGCAGCCAGTGATTGTTTGTATGCTTGTTCAACTTTTGTACCAGCTCCATTAACATTATTTACTGCCCATAAGCATTCTTCAATATTGCGAATGTCTAAGTTAATTTTTACTTCGTGGTATTGTAAAGCAATTAAAGGTAGAGCTAAACCGGGATTACGGCAATACCAGAATTGTAATGGAACATATAAGGTTGTTTCTGGAAGAGCTCTACGTGGAGCACAAACTTGGCGAATACCATCAGAAGAGCAAGGACCATCAACTTCAGCAAAATCTGGGTCACAAATGTATGTTAATTGAGTAGTATTACCAATCATTTTATAGTAACCACGTTCTTGTTCTTTTGATAGAGTTAGTTGGCACCATATGTGCATCCAGTCGCCATATTGACGATCGATGCGCTGACCACCAATTTCGACTTCTACTTGTGAAATTAACTGCTCACCGGGGAAATCTAACCATCTCGCATATACATTGTTATTGCCTAATGATTGACCAATTTCAGGAAGAGTAATTTGTAAATAGGTGCGGTAAGCTAAATCGCCATTGCGTGAAATAGTGCATGTAACACGACGACCAAAATCCGCTTGACCATTGAAAGTTTGTTCAATTGATTCCATCGCGAAGTTGGTATGACGACGGTAAGTTACTTTCCAAAAGGTAATTTGAGGATTACCTGTTAAATAAACATCTTGAGCGCCATAGGCGACTAATTGCATTAATCCACCAGCCATTTTTTTATAATAT